TAAAGATTATTTAAAAAAATTAAGCTCACTAGGGTATAGTATTATACCCTGTGATGAAACTAAAAAGCCAATAGGTAAATGGAAAGATTATCAAAAATCTAATCGTACAAGTGATGAGATAGAGTTGTTAAACTGCCCTAAATACGGACTTGTAACAGGTTTTAATGATTTAGAGGTTATAGATATTGATCTTAAAGTTTTAAGTACTGTAAGCGAAAAAAAACAATGGTGGGATGAATACCTTGCATTTCTTTGTGATAACATTGTTGATTTTATGGATAAGGTTGTTATATCAAGAACCCAAAGTGGAGGCTATCACATTCTTTACAAGTCCAAAACTATTGTTGGAAATACAAAGATAGCAAAGCTTGAAGGTATGACAGAGGCAATAATTGAAACAAGGGGTACAGGTGGTTTTGTAGTTATTTATGATAACTTTCTAACTGAAAAAGAATATCATCAAATAGATTATATTACTGAAGAGGAAAGGGAAATAATATGGTCAATATCAAAAACTTATAATTATGAAAGTCCTGAAACATTAGAGTTACCTAAAAAGTCAGAGTACATTGTAGAAAATGAGATTACACCATGGGAGGACTATAATAATAAACATTCAGTATTTGACATTATTGACGATGAATTTACTATTGTTAGGAATACTCAAAATTCTTATGTAATCAAAAGACATGGAGCAACAAGCCCCCATTCAGGCTATGTGTTTAAAAATACAGGATGCTTATTTCTATTTACAACAGGGACACAATACCCAAATGAAAAATTATTAAGTCCATTTAACTTATATACTATCAGATACCATAATGGAGATTATACAGCTTCAGCAAGTGAAATCTATAAAAAAGGTTATGGAAGTAGAGTAGTAAAAGAAGTTGAATCTATACGCAAAGAAGTTGTATTGAATCAAGAAGACTTAACTTTTCCTTTGGACATCTACCCTGACAACATTAAAAACTATTTGTTAGAATGTAACAGAACATTAAACAGTTCAATTGATTACATGGGTTGCGCTTTCATGTGGGTACTTTCTGTAATTATCGGTAACTCAATAAAGGTACAAGTAAAAACAGGTTGGATTGAATCTGTTAATATGTGGTTAGCTTTGGTTGGTAAACCCGGTGTCGGTAAAACTCCAAACATTGAAAACGTAATTTTTCCATTACACAAAGCAAATAGTAATGAGATAAAGAGCTACATTAAAAAAATGACTGCATTTGAGAAATACCAAGAGTTAGATAAAAAAGAAAAGGAACGTGTTGAAGAACAAAAAGAACCTAAAAAAACTCAGTTTATTGCAAATGACATTACACTTGAAGCCCTTATTGATTTACATTCAGAGAATAAAAATTCTATTGGTGTGTTCAAAGATGAGTTGTCAGGATGGTTAAAAGACATGAATAAATACAGGGCTGGATCAGATTTAGAGTTTTGGTTGTCTACATGGTCAAACAAGGGGGTTTCATTGAATAGGAGGACATCAAAAAACGCTTTTATAGAAAGTCCAATCATTCCTGTTTTGGGAGGTATACAGCCGGGGATTTTAAATGGTTTTTTTAGTACTGAAAACAAAGACAACGGTTTTGTAGATAGGATGCTAACATGCTACCCTGATGTAAAGATTGAAGAGTTTAGTGATGCTGAAATGGATGAACAAGTACATGAATGGTATAATAGTTATATTTTAAACTTTTACGATAAGATAAAAAAAGATTATGTATTAAAAGATACTGAAGATGAAATTGTATCACACGTTGCATTATTAAGTCCTGAAGCGAAAACGGAATACATAAGAATAGATAAAGAAATAACAGCAATTCAAAATTCTGATATTGAAAACGAATACATGAAAAGTATGTTACCGAAACAAAAATCGTATATCCCACGATTTGCATTAATGTTAAATGTTTTATACGCACATGAAGGAAAATCAAATAGCATGTTTATTATATCAAAGGAATCAATGTTAGCTGCTGAAAAATTAAGCAAATATTTTATTAACATGGCTAAAAAGATTAAAATTGATAGTGTTGAAGTAGGAGAATTAAAACAAGTTATAAGCAATAACAAAACTAAATCTAAAAAAGAACAAGTTATTGAAGCTTACAAATTGAATCCTGATTTCAATAAAAAAGAATTAGCTGAATTATTAGGTATGAGTAGGCAAAGTATTTACAACGCACTAAACGAAATAAAATAATGAAAACACTTAGAGATTATCAAGTTGACCTATCTAAAAAAGCGGTCGATATACTTAAAGAAAAGAAAATAGTTTACCTTCAGTTCAGCGTACGTGTTGGAAAAACAGCAACAGCACTTGAAACATGTAGACTATACGGCGCTAAAAAAGTGCTATTCTTAACAAAGAAAAAAGCTATTGGGTCGATTGAAAGTGACTACAAAGATTTTGGTTTTACATTCGATTTAACGGTAATAAACAATGAGTCGTTACAAAAGGTAACAGACAATGATTTTGACATCGTTATACAAGACGAAGCGCATTCTATGGGTGCGTTTCCAAAGCCAAGTAATAGAACAAAAGATTTTAAGTTACGGTTTTCACGTGTGCCAATGATATTACTTTCGGGTACACCTTCAGCAGAATCGTACTCGCAATGGTATCACCAATTTTGGCTTAGTGCATACAACCCATTTGCACAATATAAAAACTTTTACCAATGGTCAAAGACTTTCGTAAATGTTAAGCAAAGGCAGTTAGGACATGGATTGATTAACGACTACTCAGATGCAAAGATTGATTTAATAGATGCGGTTATACAACCTTACATTTTAAAATTCACTCAAGAAGAATCAGGGTTTGAATCAAAGGTTAATGAGCATGTGATTTATTATCCTACTCTATGCCGTAACTTAATTGAACGATTGGAGAAAGACTTAATCATTGAAGGTAAAGAGAACGTTATATTAGCAGATACGCCGGTTAAGCTACTTCAAAAGGTACACCAATTGGAGTCTGGCACAATTAAGTTTGAATGTGGTAAATCAATGATATTAAACACACGTAAAGCTGAATTTATTAGAGATTACTTTGAAGGTAAAAAACTTGCAATACTTTACTACTTTGTAGAGGAATTTGAACTATTGAAACTTATATTCCCTAACTTTACAACAGACTTAGACGAATTTAATAGAACCGACAAACATTACATTGGCCAATGTTATTCAACAGCGATGGGCGTAAATCTTAGTGCTGCTTCATGTTTGGTTTTTTATTCAATAGGATATAGTGGCAGTATGTTCATCCAAGCTCGCGACCGCATGACAATTAAAGGTAGAAAATCAAACGATGTTTATTTTGTATTTGGTAAAGATTCTTTATTAGAACGAATTTACAAAACGGTATCTAAAAAGAAAAATTTTACATTAAAGATGTACGAGAAAGGAAAGTAATTTGTATCTTTACCATGTAGGGTGGTAGCTACAATAAGAAATTTTTAAATCCCTCAAGTTGACGTGACTACCACCACTGATACTTGAGGTTTTTTATTTTATGGAAGTTTGGAAAGATGTTATTGGGTACGAGGGATTGTATCAAGTGAGTAATTTAGGTAATGTTAAAACATGTAAAGAAAAAATTTTAAAGAAAAGTTTTACTATTGACTTTTATCATAGAGTAAATTTATTAAATGGAAGTGAAAATAAAAGTAAAAACTTTAGAATACATAGATTAGTAGCTATGGCTTTTATAGAAAATTTAGAAAACAAAGAAACAGTTAATCATATAGATGGTAATAAACAAAATAATAATGTAGAAAATCTTGAATGGGCTACAAGAAAAGAACAAACTCAACACGCATTAAGAACAGGGCTTTTTAAACCTCCTAAATGTATAGAAGTAATAGACATTAAAACAAAAAAAATATATAAAAACGCAAAAGAAATTAGCATATTATTTAATATTAATATATCAACATTAAGAGCAAAGTTAAACGGAACAAGAAAAAATAATACTAATTATGAGTACGTTAGAAAGTAAGATACAAGCTTCATGTTTGAAGTATGCGAAATCAAAAGGTTGGTACGTGTTAAAAGTAATAAAGTGCAATGTAAATGGATTTCCTGACTCAGTTATTTTTAAAGACGGCAAAACAATTTTTGTAGAGTTTAAATCGTTGATAGGCAAACAATCAAAGCTTCAAAAGTACCAACAAAAACAACTTGAGGCGCAAGGTTTCAAATATTATTTGATAAATAATTTAAAAAACTTTCAAGAAATAGTTGCAGATTAATTATTAATGATTATATTTGTAATGTAATCAAAACAAAACACACAATGGAAGCAGTTAAATTTTTAAAAGTAGGTAATGAATCGATAGGGTTCAATTTAGGTGGAAAATGCAATGTATACGTTGCAGTTTTAGGTAACAAATTTGGTTACTTGCCAAATGAGGATAAACCTTATATGCCGATAGGTGGAAGAAAAACTTTGAAAATGGTTGTTAATCTTTTAATCTTTAAATAAAATGAAAACCAAACAAAGAAAGTTAAATTGGATACTTAGAAAGGTAGACGTTAACAAGTTATTATCCGCCGATTTCTCAGTGAGTGGAATCACAGTAGGAGCAAGAAAGGAAGATGTTTCAATCGATGACCTAAAAATGAATTGGGACTCAATCGACTTCAAAGGTACAATAGTAGTATTAACAAAAGGAAATTTTAAACTTGTTTTAGTATGAAGAATTTATACAAAGCGTTGGCAAACTTCCAACAGGAAGTGCCAACAATACACAAAGGCACTCAAGGTTTTGGCTACTCATATGCAGACCTTACAGCGATATACAAAGTCATTAATCCATTAATGAAAAAGAACGGGTTAGGCTTTACGCAATTGCTTCAAGAAAATCAAATGGTTACTATCATATTTCACGTTGAAAGCGGTGAGTCAATTGAAAGTAAAACAGATATTCCAATGAACGTACAACTCAAAGGTATGAACGACTTTCAGGTTATGGGTAGTGCGATAACTTACTTTAGAAGATACTGTCTTTCATCTATGTTAGGACTTGTTACCGATAAAGATATCGATGCAAGTGGTGAACAAACAGGCAAACGTAAAGAAACAATTTCAGACGATCGCTTAGCTGCTGCACTTGAGAAGATTAGAAAGGGCGAGTACACAATGGAAAAGTTAAAAGAGAAGTTTGAATTAACTACCCAGCAATTAGAGTTATGTTAGAAAAATCATTATACAAAATAAATACCGACTACTTAGAGCTTATTAGCCAAGTAGAACAAGCAGAAGGCGTTTTGACTACTGAGTTAGAAGATGCTTTGATGATTAACAAATCAGAGCTACAAGTAAAATCTATTGCTTATGTTGAAGTTATCAAGCAAAGAGAAAGCCTTAACGATAGAATAGATGAAGAAATAAAGCGATTACAAGCGATTAAAAAGAATAACGATACATTGGTATCAAGACTTAAAACAAACTTGTTACAAGCAGTTTCTTTATTTGGCAATTATGAAGCTGGATTCCTTAAAATAGGAACAAGAAAATCAAAGCAAGTAGTTGTTGAATATGATGTGAACGATTTGCCAAAGCAGTATAAGAGTGTAAAGGTTACAGAAACAGCAGACAAGGTAGCAATTAAAAAAGCCTTAGAAAGTGGTGAAACAGTGTACGGTTGTCGATTAGTAGAAAACATAAACTTAACAATAAAATGAACGATTTATATTATGAATCCACTTATGAGATTCAGCAATTAAATAATGATGAATTAGAGTTGTATTTGAAAACAGTATGAAAAAATCAATAGTTAACTTCGAAGACATACCAATAGACATTATTCGTATGCGACTAAAGTATCAGAAGAAAAAGTACAGTGTAACCGAATGCGTCAAAGAGGCGTTCAGAATAGCTAATCAAAAAATAAAAGAAGATGAAAGTAAATGATTTAAGAATAGGGAATCTTTTGTTATTTGAAAATGAAACACAAGAAGTGTCTTCTATTCATTCAGATAACACTATAAGATTAAAGAAAACCAAAGATGACAAATGCCATGGTTGTTATCATGTTGATACAGTAACAATTGAACCCATTACAATTACAGAAAAATGGTTGTTAAAGTTTGGTTTTTATTACCAATCGTCTGATAAAAACTATGTTGTGAAATCTAAACAAGAAAATAATAACTCTATTAAAAAAATAGATGGGGACTGGTGTTATAACAATGATTATTCAGATGCTTCGTGTTATTTTGTAAGAGAACTTAAATACGTTCACGAATTGCAAAACTTGTATTACGCTTTAAATGAGGAAGAATTAACAATAAAATAAAAGAAGATGAAAAACGAAATGAAATTTTCAGGAACGATCACAAATGTATTGGAAGTGATTGAAGTAGGTGCAAACAAGAAAATCGAGTTTGTAGTAAAAGAAAACAATGGACAATATCCTCAAAGTGTGAAATTCAGTATCTTTGGTACTGAGAAAGTAGATAAGTTCTTGCAGTATAACAAGGTAGACCAAGAAGTTGAAGTACATTTTAACTTTAAAACGACCGAGTGGCAAGGGAAGTATTTCACGAATAACGAAGCGTGGAGAGTGAGCAAAGTACAAACAGAAGAAACACCGTTTTAACATGAAAAAGAAAGTTACCAGCCTCAGCGATTTGACTGAGGCTAAACGCCAGCAGGCGATAGAATACTACCAACACGTAGCACGTGCAATGATGCTTTGTCAATCTGCTTTGCACTCCTTAGATGATGTATCGGATAATATGTTTCACAAGCACGAAATCAAGAGAACTATCAACACGTTCATGAATGGAGTTGAAAGGTTTGCTAATACTTTTGTAGAAAATAACAACGAAACAATGGCACAGACTTACTCGAACATTATTAAGCAGATTGATGAATTTAAAGAAAACATTAAAGTTCAGATACAATGATTTCAAGAAACAACAAGAACCGTAACCGATGGATGATCGCGATAGCATTCGACATTGATAGGTGGAAGCGTAGAGAGAACAGAGTAGGGGTTAAGAATTTAGGTAGAATGATTAGAAAAGCATTAAACAATAAAGAAGATGACAACAATTGAAGAACAAATTACAGAATTAAAAGCATTATTAACAGGCGATTTATTTCAAGACGGGGATTTGATGCAAAAGATATATGAGTTGAAAAAACAACTTAATCCCGAAATAGAAACCAATCCCGAAGCGGATGAAGATGAGGACGGATGCTTATTTTGTGGTTCATAATCAGCAAGTTATGTGTGAAATAACATCAGTATTTTATATGGATTGCTATGGTTTCAATTCAATAGACAAAAAAATAATACATGAAGTTAAAATGAAAATAAATAATTACAAAAGTATTTTTATATGAGTAAGATTGAATTAATATCAGTGTACGGTAACGATGCAACCGTTTGCGATGCAGCGAGAGTGTCGTTTGATAAGAAAGCAAGTAACTATTCAGATGAACAGAATAGTAGGTTAATAAACTATTTGGTAAAGCACAAACACACCTCAGTGTTTAGACATCCACAACTGACTTTTAGAATACAAGCACCCGTATATGTCGAAAGACAATTGTTTAAACACCAAGTTGGAATGAGTGCCAATAGTATAAGCGGACGGTATTGTGATTTCTCTGACACTTACACACTAATCAGTGAATGGAGAGAGCAAAGCAAAGATAGCAAACAAGGAAGTGCGGAAGCTTTACCGTACGATACGCAAGAGAAATGTAATGAGATTGAATACAATGTTAAAGAGGCTTGTCAGAATGCGTATAAACAATTAATTAGTTTAGGGGTATCAAAAGAACAGGCGCGAACTATACTACCTTTAAATCTTAACACAACTTTTTTGTGGACAGGCAGTCTGCTATCGTTTATCCACGTTTTCAACCTTAGACTTAAGTCAGACGCACAACAAGAAACGCGTGAAGTAGTTACCGAAATGTTACGATTATTAAAAGAAAACGGTAACTTTGCAGAGTCATTAAAAGCTTTTGAATTATGAAATGTATAGTAGATAACATAAGCGGTCTTACTAAAGGTAACCACTACAACGTAATAGAACGAACAGATAAGTATTTTTGGGTATTAGACGACAAAGAAATGGTAAGGCAGTTTCTTAGTTATGAAGACGAAACAATCTTTGAAAAAACAGAGCCGAAGTATTACAATAATGAAAATGGTTCATTATATTTGTTCGCACAACAACAAGACCTTAATGCATGGGAATTCGATATTATAAAACGAGTTGTAAGATGCAGAAAAAAAGGTAACTTTGAACAAGATTTAGAGAAAACAAAGTATGCGATTGATTTATATTTAAAGGAATATGGAAGATAAGATATTAGACTGGGCTATTGAACGTGATATCCTTAAGTACGACAATAGATTCAAACAACTTGCAAAGGTAAACGAAGAGGTTGGCGAACTTTGTAGTGCGATGCTCAAAGACGATAAAGTAGAAATAATTGACGCCTTGGGTGATGCTTACATTACTTTAGTTATATTAGCAGCGCAAATGGACCTATCACTTGACAACTGCATAGAGCGAGCGTTTAAAGTGATTGAACACAGGCGAGGAGAAACACGAAACGGAACATTTATCAAGGAGTAATGAATTTAGAACAGATTGCGCAGTATCACAACGAATGGGTTAAAATTGTTAAAACATTTGGAGCCAAGAGCGAAGCCGAAGATATAGTACAGGAAATGTATTTACGCTTTCACAAATACTCGAAAGGCCAAAAGATTAATAAAGCATTCATTTGGGTGATGCTGCGCAACTCTTACTACGACTATTACAAGAAACAAATATTTACAATTGACATTGATAACGTTCATGATATTGCCGAAGAGGGTAACAAAAACAATGATGACGAGTTATACTATAAGACAATAGACAACGAAGTGAATAAATGGGAATGGTTTGATAAACAATTATTCTTATTATATTTGCGAAGTGGGAAGTCAATGAGAGAAATACAAAAAGAAACAGGTATATCTCTGAAGATTATTTTCTACACTATTAAAAAATGTAAATTAAAATTAAATGGCAAAGTCGAAAGGATTAGGAGATACAGTAGCGAAGTTTACTGAGGCAACAGGAATAGATAAGTTAGTTAACTTTATTGCAGGGTCTGATTGTGGATGCAAAGCAAGACAGGAGAAACTAAACAAGTTATTCCCTTATAAAACTCCTGAATGTTTAACAGAGGTTGAATACAATAAGTTGAATGACTTACTACCTCAAATCAGTGTTAAAGTAAAACCATCGCAACAATTAGAGTTCTTAGAAATATATAACAGAATATTCAAAGCGAAACAATTACCAACTACTTGTGCGTCTTGTTTGGCAGACATGATTCGTAAAGTTAAGTTGGTATACAATGAGTATGAAATTAAAAAACCTATGGTTGATTTCAATGAGAAAGAGATTTTAGGGTAGTACTTGACTAATCAAGAGATTTCAATGGCACACGGAGGTAAAAGAGAAGGAGCAGGACGCAAAGCGATTTCAGATGAGGTAAAAGGATTTACACTTGCACAACCACACGTTGAAGATGCGTTCAGAGTAATTGCAGAAATAATGATTGACGAAACAAAACGTCCATCAGACAGGATAGCAAGTGCAAAAATAATTATTGAATATGGTTGTGGTAAACCAAAAGAGCGTATTGAATCGGATGTTAATATCAACACAACAACACTAAAGGAACTAATTAGTTTTGGTAATACTGAATCCGAAATATAAAGCTTTTATAAATGATAGCAGATACTTTATTATCACAGGTGGTCGGGGTAGTGGTAAGTCATTTCCTATTAATTTACTTTTATTATCGCTTACATATGAAACAGGACATGTTATTCTATTTACACGTTATACCCTTACTTCTGCTCACGTCTCTATTATACCTGAATTTATTGACAAGGTTGATATTTTAGGTAAACACAAAGACTTTCATATTACCAAGGATGAGATAATAAACCTAACAACAGGAAGTAAGATTATATTCAAAGGTATTAAAACATCGAGCGGTCAACAAACTGCTAACCTTAAATCATTGGCAGGTGTTACTACATGGGTGTTAGATGAAGCTGAAGAGTTAACAGACGAGGATGTATTTGATAAGATTGATTACTCTATAAGACATAAGGATATTCAAAATAGAGTAATACTAATACTTAACCCCGCGACAAAAGAACATTTCATCTATCAAAAGTTCTTTGAGAGCAGAGGAGTAGAAGCTGGAGTCAATACAATTAAAGGCGATACGACGTACATTCACACAACGTATCAAGATAATATATCAAACCTTTCTGAAAGTTTCTTAAATCAAATAAAAACGATAAAAGAACGACGCCCTGACAAGTATAAACATACCATTCTTGGTGGATGGTTAGACAAAGCTGAAGGTGTTATCTTTACCAATTGGAGGATAGGAGCATACAATAAAGATAATGGTTCGGTATTCGGGCAAGATTACGGATTCAGCACAGACCCATCTACATTGGTTGAAACATCAATTGATAAGACTAACAAGATTATTTATGTTAGACTACATATTTATCAAACAGGGTTAACGACATCGCAATTAGCACAACTAAACAGGCAATTTGCAGGGCGTGATTTAATAGTAGCGGATAATGCAGAGCCACGTTTGATAAACGAATTAAAGGCACAAGGTTTAAACATAGTGCCAACAATTAAAGGAGCTGACTCAGTAAAATATGGGATAAGTTTATTACAAGACTATGACTTAATTATTGACGAAAATTCCGTAGATTTGATAAAAGAATTAAACAACTATTGCTGGCTTGAAAAGAAATCAGAAACTCCGATTGATAAGTTCAATCATGGTTTAGATGCTTTACGTTATGCAGTTAGTTATCAGTTAGCAAACCCAAACAAAGGAAAATATGGAATCAGGTAAATCACTAAGACAAATGATTAATGAAAGTGCGGTTAAGGTTGCCGATGCTTACAAGGACGAATACGGAGACAATTGGAAATTCCAATGCGTGGAGTCAATCGATAACGAGGTAGCGAAAGCGGAAGCGACTTTGAAATATTGGAAAGGTGTTAAATCGAAAGTAATGCAAGCAAGATGATGACAGCAGTACAATGGTTAATGGATAAATACAGAACTCAAAATGGAGTTATTACAGCCGCTGATTATCACACGGCCAAAGAAATGGAAAAGCAACAGATAATTGATGCGTATAAAGCTGAATTATATCCATGTTCTGATGAAGACGCTGAACAATACTACAACGAAACATTTAACAAGTAAGATGAGAGAGTATGCAGCGTATGTAATTACAATTTTATTTATTATTAGTTTTAGTATAAACTTATGGTTTTTACTACTAACTCCTGTATTTGTAATATTATTAATTTTATTATTAAAAAAAAATGCAAGTAGAAATTGAAATACCTTCCAACCTATCCGAAATAAGTTTAGATAGGTATCAAAAGTACATGCTAACTCTTAACAACTCAGACGATAAAGAGTTTGTATTTCAAAAGATGATTGAAATCTTTTGTGGCTTAGAGCTTAAAGAAGTTGTTAAAATGAAAGCGTCAACCGTTATCGAATTGGTCCAACACTTTAACAAATTGTTTAGTGAAAAGCCTAAATTTAAACATAGATTTAAATTGAACGATGTTGAGTTTGGATTCATTACGGACTTAGAAAATATATCCTGGGGAGAATATATCGATATAGAGGCAAATATAATCGACTTTGATACAATGCACCAAGCGATGGCGGTTATGTATCGACCAATCGTTAAGCAGTCTAAGGATAAGTACGAGATTGAACCATACAACGGGGACTTAACTTATGCTGAGGTTATGAAGTACGCACCCTTAGATGTTGTATTGCCTGCATCGGTTTTTTTTTGGAATTTAGGGAACGAGTTGTTAAACAATATTCTGACCTCTTTGGAGCAGAAGAAGAACAAAACCCGTATAGTGAAAGCGTTCAATTTGGCAAACGATGGGGTTGGTATCAATCAATCTATCAACTCGCTAAAGGAGACATTACAAAGTTTGACGCAGTTACAGAACAGGGATTATTTAAGGCTCTGACGTTGTTAACTTTTGAGAAACAAAAAGCAAGTATTGAAGTTAAACAATTAAAGAAGTCACATGAGAGGATATTATGATATAAGTACGAAGCTAAAAGAAGCGTTAATTAATGACCCGTTAGTTAATCAAGTAACGAAAGGCAGTCTTGATAAGATTACCAACGCAAAACAAGATATGTATCCACTTTGTCATATTATATTTAACGACGCAAGATTTAACGGGGCTACTCAAGTGTTCAATATATCTTTGGTTATGATGTCAATAGTTGACGTTAGTAAAGACAATGTAACGGATATTTATGTTGGAAACGATAATGAAGATGATGTGTTACATACAACGTTAGGGATATTAAACCGAGTTTACGAGAGCATTAGACGTGGGGCTTTGTATGATTTAGGGTACCATATTATGGATGACACCGCAACGTGCGAACCATTTGTTGACCGCTTTACAGATGCTGTTGCTGGTTGGACTATGACATTCGACATTGTTGCACCTGCTGAAATGACAATCTGTTAAAATGGATTTAAGGTTAACAGGATTACAGGAGGCACTCGATGAGTTTAAGAAGTATGTAATACAACAATCAAAGAGTAATTTAACTAAAGGTCGTTCACCATACGGAAGCTATAACAACACAAAGCGACTATACAACTCATTGAAAGGTGAAGCGAAAGTTTACGCTAAAGGTTACTATTTAAACTTCCAAATGGAAGACCACGGGTTTTACCAAGACCAAGGGGTTAAGGGTAAGTTTTCAAGCTTAAAAGCCCCTAACTCACCATATAAGTTCGGTAGTGGAACGGGTAAGAAAGGAGGGTTAACTCAAGGCATTGAACGGTGGGTAAAGTCAAAACGTTTTCAGTTTAGGGATAAAGATACGGGTAAATTCTTATCTTACAAATCTACTGCGTTTTTAATCACAAGGTCAATCTATGCAAAAGGGTTAAAACCTACTTTATTTTTCACTAAACCTTTTAACGTGGGATACAAAAAGCTACCTGAGGAGTTAATAAAGAAACTACGTATAGACGTAGAGAAACTATTTGACTATTCAATTAAACAACCGAAATGATACGAGCAAGGTCACCATACATAATTACCATAAACGAAACAGGGCAAGCAACAACTAAATTAGAGTTGTTTATTAGCTTAACAACATTCTCAGGAGATCCACAATACACATTTAAAAAGATAATACCAAGCTCAAACGAACCAGCAACATATTACGACATTGCACCATATATTCGTGAGTACTTTCAGCATAACGTTTATACGGACATTACAACTTTGACTACTTCATACGGATGCGACCAAAAGGTTAATGTTAGAGTAAAGAGATACGCGGACAACGTATTGATTGATACGAATGACTACAAAGCAACGGATGGTTACTCAGAGTTCACGGATGGTTATAACTATAACGGAGGAAGTTATTTGTTAGACCAAAAAAACTATTATTATCATAGTGGCTCGAATGCGGGTTATATATTAGCATACGTTCAAACGGGGGGTAAGATACGATGGACTGATTCAGCAGCAGTAACATATTTAAGCTCGTCACTAACGAATACGTTTTACTACATACCAAGGGCTTATGATTCGAGATTTACCGAGCAATGGAAAGTCGAAGTTTTAAACTCTTCTGACGTTGTTCAAGCTACGTGGATGTTTTACCCCGTTGAAGAATGTTTGTATACACCCGTTAAGGTTGATTTCATAAATAAGTACGGAGCGTTTCAACGTGAGTTCTTTTTTAAAGCGTCTACGGATACTTTCAATACTGAAGGCAAGGAATACAACATTAAACAATCTATAGTTGATTACAACGTGTCTAAAGGGCAAAAGATAGCGTTCAATATTAATGGTAAACAATCGATAAAAGTAAATAGTGGTTGGGTAAATGAAGATTTCAAAGATAATTTAAAGCAATTAATGCTAAGTGAAAAGATATTAGTGGACGGAAAACCAGCAATATTGAAGACTAACACAATGGAATTAAACAAACATTTAACAACTAAGCAGATTAATTACGCTTTAGATTTTGAATTTGCATACGATTATATAAATACCTTAGTATAATGAGAAAAATAGATATATATATTGAGGTGACGGAGGGCAATTATAGTAAAATAGAGCTATATAATGACGAGGATATTCAGATAAATTCGTCTATTCAAAACATTCAAGACCTTGCAAAGGTGTATACTGACTTTACTCAGTCGTTTACCGTGCCGGCATCGTCACACAATAACAATATTTTCGAGCATTTTTATGAGTCTTCAGTCGATGGACGTGACCATAACTTAAGAAGAAACGCGTATATCGAGATTCAAACAACTCCGTTTAGGAGTGGGAAGATACAATTAGAGAAAGCTAACGTTGTAAATAATAGAGCGGAAAGCTATTCTATAACGTTTTACGGGGATTTAATGAGTTTAAAAGACAAGTTCGGGGATGATACATTGAAAGATTTAGATTTAAGCCCTTGGTCGTTTTATTATAGCGCAGCAAGTGTAAAAACAAGACTGACAAGTTCTGGTCCTTATAATGTTAGGTTCCCTTTAATTTCTTCAAAAAGAATTTGGACTTCGGGACTAAGCGCAAACACAGATATAAATGACTCACGTTATGGTATTAAATACACTGAGTTGTTTCCCGCGTTGCGTGTTAGAAAAATATTTGACGCGATACAAACAAAGTACGGGGTTACGTTTGACAGCTTGTTTTTTAATCGAAGATTATTCACTGACTTATATTTATGGTTAAAGAATGCACCAACGTTTAAAGCATTAACGGAAACGGTACCGTTTACTATGGATGATATTCAGTTGAATGTAGACGGTAGGGTAAGTAATGTTTTTAATGCGGTAGCATTAGGAGATACTAAAGAGATTAGTGTATACGCTATGGGAGTTGCAAGTATTGCTGACACGGATGTTTTTTTAGATGTGTATTTTAATAATAAATTGTGGCAAACGTTTAAGTTAAAATCAACAGGTACGTATTTTGATAATGAACTTTTTTATTTTACAACTTTAGACTCTGTACTAACTTTTAAAGTTAGAGCGTCAAACATTTGTACTGTTACATCTGGGATACGTATAGAGTATAAAGATGTAAACGAATATAACGTTAAAAACCTTCAGTTTAGGTGTGTAAATAAGGCGTTAGCTAACGCAACAATAGACCCTTCTTTATATGCGCCAAACATTAAAGTTAGTGAATTTGTAAGTGGTATTTTAAAAATGTTTAATTTAACTTGTTACGCTAAAACAATAGATACGTTTCAAGTTGAACCGTTAGATGATTGGTATAGTAAAGGGGCGGTTGTTGATATTACAGAGCATGTCATCACGGATGAAATAGAAGTAGAGCGCCACAAGTTATACAAGGAAATTTCATTTAATTATGAGAAGTCAGAAAGTTTTTTAAACAAAGGATATTTCAACGAAACAACAAACGCAACGCGTGAATTTGGGGATGTTAAACAATCGTTTTCTAATTACGACGGGGAAGAATACAAAGTAGAGTTACCATTTGAAAACATACTTTTTGATAAGGATAATACAGCATATTATCCTGAACCACCTAGAGCATGTGTATTAGACAGTACAACGTCAACCGAAAGCTATGAAAATAAACCTATACTGCTTTATTTAGATGAAGAAAGAGAATCGAATTTTTGGTTTGATAATGGGGATGGTACATCTTCGTATATTAATTGGTATATGCCTTTAATAAATCAAATCACATACAACGGAAATATTTATTCTAATCATTTTTCAGTAGAACCAAGCGCGTTTGATGGTACGCCAATAGTAAACACGTTATATTCTCAGTATTATGATAGCTACTTGTCTAACTTATTTAACAAACAAAACAGACTTACAAAGTTAAAAGCATTGTTGCCTATTTCATTACTTACAAGCTTGAAGTTAAATGACCGTTTAATAATTCGCGATAAACGTTATATGATAAATGAATTAAAATGCAACCTAACAAGTGGGGAGGTAGACTTAGAGTTAATTAATGATTTTAGGCCAGTAGTAAACGTTAATTTACCCACCGTATCTGCATTAGGTACAACCGTTGAGGTGCCGTTATTTGCTGATGGGAATTACAATACATTTAATTATAATAGTTATGATAGTATTTACGGTGCGGTTGTAGCGAAATCTACTTCTACGGATGAAGACACGTTAATCGAAATTATAATACCAGCAAACACAACAGGGACACCTATAAGTTGGGATATACTTAAGAATTACCAACCATACGCAACAATTTATCAGCATGCTTAATACAATTATTCAATTATTAAAAACAGACAATTTCTATGCTCAGAGTGAGATAGTAGACATTGCAAAGGGGAAGTACAAACTTACAACTTCATTTAAAGAATCCATAAAACAAGCGATAAGATGGCAGAAAAGAAAGTAATTGAGTTAGAAATTAAGGATAATGTTAAGTCATTACGCGCGCAATTAAAAGAGGCACAAGCAGAAGTTGCTAAGCTTGCAGATATTTACGGGACGACATCTAAAGAGGCGGCAAATGCAGCGAAGAAAGCGGCAGAGTTAGCGGATAAGATAGGGGATGCAAAAGCATTAACGGATGCGTTTAACCCTGACGCTAAGTTTAACGCTTTGACGTCGTCGTTGAGTGGTGTTGCGAGTGGGTTCGCTGCCTATCAAGGTGCGTTAGGATTAGTAGGAGTTGAGAGTAAAGCAGTAGAAGAACAACTATTGAAAGTTCAAAGCGCGATGGCTTTGTCTCAAGGGTTGCAGTCAATAGGTGAATCAATCGATAGTTTTAAGCAATTAGGTTCGGTTATAAAAAACCAAGTTGTAGCAGCATTCAGTACGTTAAAGGGTGCTATCATTGGAACGGGGATAGGAGCGTTAGTGATTGCTATTGGAATTTTATTACCAAAAATTATAGAGTGGGCTGATTGGACAGGCAGAGCGAGACGTAAGCAAGAAGATTTAAACGATAGTTTAGAAAGACAACAAAACAAAATTAGAGACAGCCGAAAAGAACTTGAAAAAGATTTAGATTTTAGGTTGCGATATGCGAGAGCGTTAGGAATGTCTGAAGAGGGATTGGCTAAGATGAGAGAAAGCAATACTAAGAAAACAAACGCTAATATTTACACAGAAATTGAAGCTGCTCGTAAAAGATTAAAGTCTTTGCGTGAAGCTGATTTAGGCGTTATGGCTTCATCAAAAGAAGAGTATGAAGAACTTGTAAAAAACAATAGAAAGAAACGTGAGGCAATAGTTGAGGAAATAAAAGCGTTGACAGATAGTATAAAAAGAAACAATGAAGACATATTAATCGAACAAACAGAACAAAATAGAAAAGAAGTTGATGTAGTAAAGAAAGGCGTTAAGGAAAAGAAAGAAGTACAAGAACGTGCAAAGCTTGATGAAATAAACACTTTAAAAACAAAAAGCGCGGATGATTTAATAAAAGAAGAACAAAGAAAAGCGGATAAATTAACAGAAATAAACAAAGCGTATACAGAACAATATTTAAAAGATTTAAAAGAACGTACAGAAAAAGAGATTGCGTTAGAAAAACAAAAGAATGACAAGAAGATTGATTTAACACGAATGTCTTTTGATGTGTTGGGAAGTGTTGCAAACTTATTTGCTAAAGGTAATGAAGCAGACCAACGTAAAGCGTTTCAATTAAACAAAGCGGCGAGTTTAGGCAATGCGATTATTAACACTGCTCAAGGGGTAACAGCCGCATTAACACAAGTGCCTTTATTCCCTGGTATGCAGATAATAGAAGCTGGATTAGTGGGTACGTTAGGAGCTTTAAACATTGCAACGATAGCAAACTCACAATTCCAAGGAGGCGGAACGGGAGAAACAGCAACGCCAACTGCACCAAGTGTACGGACACCAAGCTTTGACATTATACAAGCACAACCACAAATGCAGCTAAGCCAATTACAACAACAACCAATTAAAGCATATGTAGTGAGTGGTGAAGTGTCAACAGCGCAAGCCTTAGACCGTAATAGGGTAAGAAATGCAACATTTTAATCAAATCTAAGTTATAAAGATATGCAGAACATAGAGCTAACAATTAAGGACGACGAGCAAGGGGTATTCGCAATTTCATTAGTCGACAAGCCGGCCATACAAGAAGATTTTATTTTCTTAAGTGAAATAAGCGTTGAATTGAAAGTAACCAACGATGAAAAACGTGAAGTTGTAGGGCTTGCATTGGTACCTAACAAACAGATTTACAGACGTATACAAGACAAAGAGTTTACGATTTCGTTTAGTGAAGAAACCATAGCAAAGGTGCAAGAGCTTTATCTTAAAAAGAATTACAATAACAACGTAACGGTAGACCACGAACATAGTGTTGAAGGGGTTAGCTTAATCGAGAGTTGGATTGTAGAGGATGAGAAATTCGATAAGTCTAACTTGTATAATCTAAATGCGGTTAAGGGTTCATGGGTTGTTAAAATGAAGGTGTATAATGAAGAGGTGTGGCAACAAATCAAGGACGGTAAATTCAAAGGGTTTAGTATCGAGGGTAAGTTTGACGGCTTAGACCAATTGCAAGCGGAAAGTCATGAGGACATTGTCAACGAAATAAAGCAACTATTAAATAACATATAAAATGGGAGTTACACAAATAGATAACACGAACACGGTTAGCAATGCAGCTTGGAAGGTTCAAGTTGATAAGCTAACAACTGAGAGCGGAATCGTAAAAGAAGACGGGACTATTCACTATATTGATGGTAAGTTAAAATATCATTCAAGCGGCTCTATTAAAGAGGTTGGAGTTGGCCAAGATTATAGTGTTACTGTATTAGAATACACTACTTCTTTGCCTGTAAGCCCAACAGTAGGTGATAGGTATTTATATCCATCGGGGACTTATGCGGGAGTAGTAGAATGGGATGGGGCATTTTGGTCTTATGTTTTTCAGAATTCAACAGCAGCAGTTGGTACATTAGTTACATCTTTAAAAAACAATATCACTTATAGATGGAATGGTACAAGTTGGGTTGTTTACACACGTTTGACGGTTGTTGATTTAAACTTAGCTCGCAAAACAGCATCCTATACTTTAGTAGCGGACGACAACGGAAAAGTTATTGAAATGAACGTAGGTACTGCTAACAATTTAACTGTTCCTAATAGCGTTTTCTCAGCAGGTCAGCAAGTATTAATAACACAATACGGAGCTGGACAAACAACAATTGTTGCTGGTTCGGGTGTGACGTTAAGAAGTTCGGGAGGTAAATTGAAGTTAACTGACCAATATGCGACCGCTACATTGATTTTTATCAGTGCAAGTGAGGCATACGTAACGGGTAATTTAACAGCTTAATGATTCCATCGTTTATACGTTATAAAGAAGTCGGTGTTGTAAAAGATACCGACTCTATTTTTATACAGCCAATAGACTCTGAGATTCCTAACAAGGTTACTGTTATAGATTTCTTGAATGCAGATACATTGGATGGGGGGATTTTATTTGGAGGCACGGGAGTAGATGAGGACGTATATAAGATTATAGGAGGGATAGGAGTTAGTTTAAATTCTGATAAAATAAGCAATGAGTGATATAACTAAAAGGATTATAATAAAAAAAGGAGCAGGTGTTCCTACTATTCCATCGAGTACAGACCATAGGGATGGTACGTGGTTAGCTACGGATATTTACGAGGGGGAGTTATATTTAGATACAGTAACAGGATTCAATTATACACGTTACGGAAGTACAATAGTAGATTTATTCCCATCTTCTTCGGGGCTTGCTGGAGATGAGTTTGTGTTTGTATTCTCAAAATTAGATTTTCCAACACAAGTAGGTGGAGTTATAACATTAGAAGATAACTATACGTACTTTATCACTAAAACAATTGATTTAACAGGGGATAGAATTGTAGGGGGTGTTAATAGCACAATCATAGGAGGTTCATCTGAGAATTGTATATTAAAATCAACAGGGTTAAGTAGTTCAACAGCATTGATAACATCGGTTTATTCTTTGCCTATTCGTAATATTACTATCACGCATGGTACAGCATTAAACCTTGATGGTGATGGCACGACAACAGCTTTAGATTGGTTTGGTGTAAACTTCACGGATTGCGCAACTGTTGGAACGATTAAAGACTATACAAATTTTGTGATGAGTGATAGTGCGTTCTTGAATAGTGGAAACTTAACCTTTGATGGTACGATTGGAACGATTGGAATGAGTAATTGTCTTTTTGATTGCGCTACTACGTCAACTGCTTTGATATTGCCAAGTACACTAACGGTATCTCGGAGGTTTAGAATTATTTATTCGTCTTTCGTTGTGTTAAGTGGTGAAACGGGAATAAATGTGAATTCAAGTGCTACAATTTCAAGTGAAAGGTACATTTTAGACACGGTAAACTTCAGCGGTGGGGGAACTTATCAAAGTGGTGTTGCCTATACAGATAACAAAGCTTTATTTGTGAATTGTGTTGGTATTACAAACACGTCTACTAAGGGATTCATGTATATGCTTAACAATACAACAGATACAACTATTGGAGTGGCTAACGTGAATACATGGGTAAAAGCAACAGGGACGACAACAAGTGGCACTAACTCGAAATTCACACATACAACAAATAGACTAACGTATAATGGGGCTTTCACAAATTCATTCTTAGTAACGTTAAACGCAACCGTAAGAAGTGCGGGTACAAATCAATCTATTTCAATTGGTGTTGCTAAAAACGGAACTATAATAACTGAAAGTGAGGGGATAATTAGAACTGCAACAGCAAACGTTGAACATGGAGGAAGTACTCAAGCGGTTCTTGAAATGGTAGCAAATGACTATATAGAATTGTTTGTTAGAAACACATCATCAACCGATATAAGAGTAACAGATTTTAATTTCAACGTTGTAAAAATCCCTGTCTAATGAACGAGATTAAATACATATTAGAGCAGTTACGCAAGACTAAAGTTATAGTGTTATTAATTCTATTGGTTGCATTCGTGTTGTTTTATTACAAGTCATTAGTTACGGAGGTAGTTATTACGAAAATCGATAAAGTTGACGAAGTTAAAAAAGACATTAACAACAATGTTTTGATTCAACAGATGCTTAACGACTTAATGCTAAGATATAACGCTGATAGGGCTTATGTATTCCAATTTTCTAACAATGTAATGTACTACGATGGTACGCACCGAAATCATACGTCTATGAGTTTTGAAGTGTGTGCAAATGGTGTTAGCTATGAATCAAGAAACTTGCAGAAGTTACCCGTTAGTTTATTCCCTTTGTTCTTACAGGAGGTAATGTTAGACAAATGTAAGTACATAGATATTGATAAAATGCAAGAAACATCCACAAGGTTAGCATTAAGAAAACAGGGGATTAAATCGCTATGCGTTGCGCCTTATTTTAAGGATGGTTACTTTGTTGCTTACATTGGTGTAGATTACGTAAAAGAGTGTAACAATTTAGATTTTGATTATAAAGATTTTAAACAGAAAACAAACGAAATAGGCTCAGTGTTGTGCGAATGATTAAAACAAATAATATGAGAAAAGCAGGTAAAAAAGGCTGTCTTTGTAAAGATGGTAAGTACAGAAAAGAGTGTTGCGATGGTACAAACCAAGGGATAGGCAACGAAAGAGAACACACGGTAGCAGTGGTTAACAACGTAGCAGAAGTGCGTGTAATTAGCACAACTAATGGTTAAAAATGCAACAGATAGTTATTAATTAAGTTTTAAAAGAAAACAGTATGAATAAAGAAATAAAAGAAGCTCTTAAAACAATCAAGACATTCCTAGGGATGGAGATTAAGTTAGAGCAAATGAAACTAATGGACGGCTCGACAGTTATTGAAGCCGATTCATTTGAACCAGGGCAGTCAGTAATGATTTTAGTACCTGAGTCTGAAGCGATGCCTTTAGAGGTTGGAGAATACAAGCTTGAAGATGGTCGTATTTTAGTAGTGAGTGAACAAGGTATTATCGGAGAGATTAAAGAGGCGGCAGCAGAAGAAGAGCCAGCACAAGAGGAAGAAATGCCCGTTGAAGCAGATGCAACTCCTGATGTTAAACAACCTAAAAAAGTTGTAACTATTACAGAGCAACACTTTAAAGCAATGGAAGAGAAAGTTGCGGAACTTGAAGCAAAACTTGCAGCAGTAGAGGTTAAAGAAGAAGAGCAACCAACTGACTTAGTAGAGTTTAAAGCTGAAGAGCCAAAACCAATTCAATTCAACCCTGAGAACGTTAACGAGATTCAACACGTTGACCTATCACCAAACAAACCACGTTCTATTCGTGATTCAATTTTAGAAACAATTTATAACAACAAATAAACAAACAAAGATGGCAACAACTACATCGTTAACTACTTCATACGTTGGACAAGATTCTAAACTATGGGTAAAGGCTGCTTTATTAAGCGGTAACACATTGGCAAATGGAGGTATGACAATTGTACCTAACATTGCTTACAAAACTACAATGTTTAAATTAGCAACTGATGACTTGCTAAAAAATGCAACGTGTGATTTTGATCCAACATCAACTGTAACAATTACAGAAAGATATTTGACATTAGAGAACTTCCAAGTTAACTTAAGCCTTTGTAAAAAAGATTTTATCAGTTCTTGGCAGTCTGAAGAGATGGGATTCTCTGCTAACAAAGTGTTGGCTAAATCATTCCAAGATTTTTTCTTGGCGTATATCACTGAGAAAGTTGCTTCATCTGTTGAGGTTTCTATTTGGAGAGGTGCAACAGCAACAGCAGGTCAAATCGATGGTATTTGTACATTGTTAGCTGCTGACGCTGCATTGCCTACTGCTCAAGAAATCGCTTCCACTACGGTTACATCTGCAAATGTTGTGGCTGAGTTAGGAAAAATTGTCGATGCAATTCCTGACGCTTTGTATGGTTCTGCTGACTTGAAAATCTACGTTTCTAAAAATATTTTTAAAGCGTATGTTAGAGCGCTCGGAGGTTTCTCAGTTGCTGCTACATCAAATTCAGGTGTTGACGCTAAAGGTACAACTTGGTACAATGGTGGTGATGTTACTTTCGACGGTATTCCATTGTTCGTTGCTAACGGATTAGCTTCTAACGTTGCTATTGCTGCTGAGACTTCTAACTTGTTCTTTGGTTGTGGTTTATTAAACGACACTAACGAAATCAGAGTAATTGATACTGCTGAGACATTAGGAGACCAAAATGTACGTTTCGTATTAAGAGCTGGTATTGCAGTTAACTATCATTCAGTTTCTGATATTGTAACTTACGGAATCACCAATTCCGTAAATTAGTAATAATCAATAGATTACGTGGGGAGGAGGCTTAAAAATCCCTCCCCTTTTTTTTTAACTTTAAAACTTAAATATTATGGCTTGTTTAATTACAGCAGGACGCGCGGAGCAATGTAAAGAAACGATTGGAGGTCTAAAGGCGGTATATTTCATTAATTACCAAATTGTTCCTTCTGACGTTACATTTTCGGGCGACCTTATTACAGCGGTTACCAACGTGGATAACTTATTTAAATACGAACTAAAAGGAAATGATAACGTTTTCGACCAAGAAATAGTTTCAAGTCGTGAGGCTGGTACAACTTTCTTTAGACAAACGTTAACAATTAAGTTGAAAAAACAAGATGCTACGACTCACAAAGAAATTAAACTTTTGGCCTATAGTCGACCACACGTCCTAATTGAAAATAACAACGGTCAATTCTTTTTGATGGGATTGTTTAGAGGTGCTGATTTAACGGCGGGAAGTATAAACAATGGAGGAGCTTTAGGTGATTTCAACGGGTACTCTTTAACGTTTACTGCGGAAGAAGCTTTACCAGCACCATTCACGGACGTAACAAGCTCGGCTACTATTGTTTCTGATTGTTTCACAGGTGCAACCGTTGTAACTGCTTAGTCATGGCTTGTGCGATAACTCACGGACGTTTAGAGGGATGTAAGGATAGTCTAGGAGGGCTTAAAAACATTTACTTCATAAACGAAGACATAGCGTCTAATTACATTTATAAAGAAACAGCACCCGGTAGTAATGTTTATATAGTTGATACAGATTTTAGTGAATCAATAGATTACGTTAACTTTGTTCAAAATCTTTATAAATATGAATTGAAATCTAACGAAAATGTTTATGACCAAGAAATAGTAAGTTCACGCGAAAACGGGACTACATTCTTTCGTCAAACATTGACTATTAAACTAAAGAAACAAGACGCTGCTACGCATCAACAAGTTAAATTGTTAGCATATGCAAAACCGCGCATCTTAGTTGAGACAAACGAAGGGGATTTCTTCTTAGTTGGTTTATTTAGGGGGGCTGATTTGACAGCTGGAAGTATCAATTCGGGAGGGTCGCTTGGTGATTTCTCGGGTTATTCCTTGACTTTTGTTGCGGAAGAGTTATTACCCTCACAGTTTGTTTATTTAGGTACTGACGCATTTTATTATGACATAGATCCGTTAGGAGGTTCAACTCCAAGTATGATTGTAACAAGTTAATTAATGGAGGGGTTTAAACGCCCCTCTTTTTTTTTGCAACAAAAACACAAAATTAGGTTATACTAATATGATAGTACTAACCACAGCAACAACGCCACAAACAATTTACTTCATTCCAAGGAATGAGACGGGTAATTCAAACACGTTGGTAGTAACGGACGAGCAAACAAACGTATCTACTACTATTTCAATAACAACTTACACAACGGGCGATTATTACCACACAGCAACTGCTACATTTGGATTAGTTGAGGGACATACTTACACCTTAAAAATTAAAAAAGATTCAGAAGTAAGATTTTATTCAAAGATATATTGCACGGATAACCCATCATCCACATTTACACAAAGCGAAAGCACTAACGAGTTTTTAATATATGAATAATAACATTATACAACTATCTTCATACACTGCCCCTGTAATTGTTGAGAACAATAAGAATGAGTGGGTCGAATACGGAGAGGATAATAACTACTATCAGTTCTTAATTGATAGATATAGCAATTCAGCAACGAATAACGCCGTAATTAATAACATTTGTCGATTGATATTCGGTCAAGGGTTAAGTGCTACGGATAGCGCAATGAAGCCAAACGAATGGGCGCAATTACTATCTATATTAAAGGAAGATGATTTAAGACGCATAATATTTGATTTGTACGCATTAGGGCAATGTGCCTTACAAATTCATTATGATAAAGGACATAAAGCGATTACACGGGCTTTTCATACACCTATTCAGTTATTAAGACCTGAGAAGTGCAACCAGGATGGTGACATTGTAGGTTACTTCTATTCAGACAATTGGAGCAATCCAAAGAAGTATGTCCCTAAACGATTCGATGCTTTTGGAACGTCGAAAAAAGAAGTTGAGATTTTATATTTAGCGCCTTATAGTGCGGGTATGAAATACTTTTCAAACGTCGATTACCAAGGGGGGATTGATTACGCATTGTTAGAAGAGAAAATAGCTGAATACCTTATAAATGAGGTTAGTAACTCCTTCGCGCCGACTACGATTGTAAATTTTAACAATGGGACCCCAACCGACGAGATGAAGGACGAAATTTCTGCGTCTGTTATCGGTAAGCTTACAGGGTCAAAAGGTAAGAAAGTTGTAATATCATTCAACGAAAACGAAGCTACAAAAACAACGGTCGATACTATTCCTTTACAAGATGCTGCGGACCATTATTCTTATTTGTCAGATGAGTCAACAGCTAAGATATTACGTAGCCACAATGTAACTACACCTTTATTGTTTGGTGTAACTTCAGCAAGTGGATTTAGTAGCAATGCTGATGAAATGAAAACAGGAGCTTTGTTATTTGAAAACATGGTAATAAAGCCAAAACAACAGATGATCGTTGAGATGATAAACAAAATATTATCTTTCAATGGTATATCTTTAAAACTATCTTTCAAAACATTACAACCTTTAGACAACTCAGGGGAATTACTTGCAGGAGATTCTAAACGTGTTATCGATGGTATTAATTCACTCTCTCCATTGGTTGCAAACAAAGTGCTTGAATCAATGACCCCAAACGAAGTTAGAGCTTTAGTTGGTTTAGTTCCTGAACAAGCAGGTGGGAATATTACGCAAATGAGCGCACAAGACGAGTTAGACGTTGCGAAATATGGGGAAGATATTGATTTAGATGAATGGGTGTTAGTTGATAGTAGAGAGGTTGATTATGAGTTAGAGGATGAATTGGATGCGGAGCTTGAAAAACTTAACAACCCAACAACGTTATCAAAGGTTTTAAACTTTGTAAAAACGGGTATAGCAAGACCAAACGCAACATCAGAGCAAGATGGTAAAATGTTTAAGCATCGTTACAGATATACAGGTGAAATAACTGAAAAGTCCCGTTTATTTTGTAGAAAAATGATTGAAGCTAACAAAGTTTATCGTAAAGAAGATATTGTTAGAATGAGTAGTGAAATTGTAAATGAAACAAGAACCCGCAAAGATGGTACAATAGGAGGTTTTGGGCCACGCGGGGCAACTACATATGACATATGGTTATATAAGGGATCAGGCGCTTGCCACCACAAATGGGTTCGTGAAACTTATTTAAGAAAGTCAGACGTTAACAATCCACTTGCGAAAAAGTTTACACCATCACAAACGCGTAAGCAAGGCGAAACAGCACCAACAAACGATAAGCGAGTATATACAAGACCGATTGATATGCCTAATCAAGGATTTTTACCTAAATAATTTTAAGACATGGCAGAAGCACTATTAATATCAAAAAAAGACTTGCAAGAATACACCTCACTTAACGCAAATACAGACGTTGATAAGGTTATTCAATTTGTGTTGGTTGCTCAAAATATTTGGATTCAACAATACACGGGTAGTAAGCTATTGGATAAGATTAAAACAGATATTACCAATAATACTTTATCAGGTAATTATATAACACTTGTAAGGTCGTATTTAAAGCCTATGCTGATACATTTCACAATGGTTGAATACTTACCTTTTTGCGCTTACACAATTTCAAACAAGGGTATTTATAAGCACCAATCTGAGAATAGCGAAATCGTATCAAAAGAGGAGGTTGATTACTTAATCGAGAAAGAAAAACGTATTGCTGAATCGTATTCACAAAGGTTTTTAGACTATATTTGTAAGAACAATAGTTTATTTCCTGAGTACACAGCTAATCAGAATGGTGATGTATATCCGCAACATAATAACTATTTAACTAATTGGTATTTATGAAGAAAAAAAAAGAGTATAAACCAAAGGAAGAAAATATAATTAAACTTAAAATTTATCTAAATGATATTAGCAACCCACGGAATAATAAGTAGTAGCGGAGGCAGTTTGCCTTTGTTATTAGATGCGTACAGCGGAGCAAATGCTGCGTATTCATTACGCAAATTAAATACAGCATACACAGGTTATGCTATTCGTGTAAGACGTTCAAGCGATAATACATCACAAGATATTGGTTTTGTAGGTAACATTTTAGACACTTCTGCAATCACAACTTTTGTTGGAGCAAATGATGGTTATGTTTCTATATGGTACGACCAAAGCGGAAACAGTAAAAACGCTACTCAAGTTTCTTTAGCTAATCAACCACAGGTTGTCATTAGTGGAACGTTACAAACGCTAAATAGTAAACCAACGTTATATTTTGATGGGGCTTCAAGATATTTTGATTGTGGTTATTTAAATGGGGGTACTAACCCATCTGATTATTCTACATTTGCATTGGTGAGATACACATGGGCTTCTTATCAAATATCATCAATTATACATTCTCAAAATACTGATGGTAATACTGGCTATAATATGATTGATATGTGGAGCAATGGAAAAATGATAGGGCAATCATCCAACGGTGCAAATACCAGATATTGGGAAACTACATCATCAATAACATTAAGTCAAAGATATTTATTTGAGGGTCATTACAAGTCAAATACAGCACCATATATAGGCAAATATTATTGGAATAACAACTCTATTACAACAACAAGCTGGGTTGGTTCGGGTCAAAATAATGGCGGTACAGAATTTAAAACATCAATAGGTCGAGGAGGTGAAAACAACGGAGCTTACTTTAAAGGCGAAATGCAAGAATTAGTAACTTATTTTTCTGACCAAGTACCTAATAGAACAGGTATATCAACGGATATTAATACACATTATTCAATCTACTAATATGTTAGGATATACATTTACAACTGAAGCTGAAGCAATAACAGCACGGAATCAAGCGGCAACTCATAAAGGGTTGCCAAACGCTCAAGGGGACACTTTGTATTGGGTGAACTATAATTATTCATCAATAGATGGTATTTACTACATACAACACGTTGAAGGACTTGAGACGGTGTTGGGTGCGCCTGCAGAATTTACGGTAACATCACCATATGAAGCGTAAATACTACGAAGGGCAAAAACTAAACGGTAAGATAGTGCATACAATATGGCATGATGCAAGTAATTATTTAATAAAATATACAGATGGAAGTTTTGAAGAATTTAAAAAATAGATGGTTAGCACCAACTCCTAATTTTTGGAAGAAAGTGCAAAGTGTAGGAATAGTTATCGGAGGGTTAGGAGCAGTTATCGTTGCGCCTCCTTTCGGGCTTACCTTAGTAGGTGGTTATATGGTTGCCGTTGGTTCGGTGGCTGGTGTTTTATCTCAACTTACAGTAGATGAACAACGTTAAGAACTACAACGATAAACAGATACTCGATAGAGTTAAAAGTTTAAAATCATTTAAGACTATTCCTCAAGGGTATTGGATAGTTGGGGTTAGAAGTGAAGAGGACGCGCCAAACAAATATGACGACAAATTTTACTTATTCAATGGCGAGCAATTTGTGAAAGTTGTAACAGGCACAACTAACCCTGGTACACCAATCTTACAAGGTGGCTTTCTTAAGTATAACAAGGTAGGCGCTGCGGTTGTTAAAGCTGATGAGGTTTACTACGACGTTTGGAAGTTTGGACTGCATCAAGGGAAGATGCCTGCCCTAAAACAAGTAGGACCATTCATTGTTTATCGCGACGGAGATAAAGATGGGAAGAGTGAGGAAATAGGCGCGCCAATTACGGGGAGTGGTTATGGTATTAACTTTCACACATGTAGCTACCTTGAAAAAGTAGTAGGTGAAAACATAGGTGGCTGGAGTGCTGGTTGTCAAGTAGTTAACAATACGGAACAATATTACATGGTGATCAACCTAATCAAGAATCAAAACAGAATAACCTATTGTTTATTAAAAGAATTTTAGTATCTTTATAGTGTGTGTTTTAGGCGGTTAAGAAATTAATCGCTTTTTTTTTGCCTAAAAGTTTGGTGTATTAATAATTAATATATATATTTGTTGCATAATTAAAACATAAACACATGAAAACAACTTATATTAAAGTAGAAAACACAGCAACAGGTTACGGATTAGGTGGTAACGTTAACATTTATGTTGCTTGTCAAGGTGATAAATTTGGTTATTTACCAAATGAAGACAAACCATACATGCCTATTGGTGGTAAAAAAACATTAAAAAGAGTTGAATCTATTTTAATTTTTAAATAATAAAACATGGAAACAACAAGACAACAATCAGAAACTTGTAATATGGACGACCAAAATGGAATAAGCCAAAAAGATGCTGTTAAAATAATATTTGATCAATTACCTTATTACATACTTAAAACTAAAAAAATTGATTTTGATAAAAAAAATAGCAAAATATGAGTTACGCAGTTGAAATATTAGAGAAAGAAAGAATTTTGCTTTTAAAGTGTTTAAATGAATGGGACACACAAACATACCCTGAAGCAAAGAAAGAGCGCGAGAAACGCTTAAACGATATAAATAACGCATTACAATTACTAAACACATGAAAACAGCAGATTTAATTGAAAGCCAAATATCAGAAATACGAGAAAAGGTTGGCTATGGTAACAGATTCGACAAAGTAAAATTTTCTGAGGAGTTAGTAACCGAAGCGCAAAAGGTAGCGGGTGAAAACTATGAATTCATCTTAAAAATTATGGGACATGAAGCACGCTAATTATTTAATCGCAATGTTAATCATTGCTTTAATCGTAGGGTTCGTTAGATACGAAGTAGGGATTTCACAAGCTATTTGGAGCGGAATAGCATTATTTGGTTTAGTAACTGTTATATATTTTGATCATGACAACACTATTTAAAAAGATATTTGGCAAAGACTTATTTTTCATGCCTTACGATGTTGAATTCAATCTTATAAGCACTGATACTATGGATGTATCATTTGAAGGTATTACAGCGCAAATAAACGTGTATGACGGCAATGTTTACCAAATGAATGGCGAGTACATTTGTACAGTTGAAGAGTTAGAAGAATTTGACCAATTTAAAAAACTAAATGAGTGCTGGAGATGTGGCGGACGCGGTGAGTACTTCGTGACGATATACGACAATGACGCACCACTTGATAAAGAACTAATAAATTGCGATTGTGAGAAAGCCTTCTGAAGAAAACTATATTTACGAGCGAGTGCGTAATATGTTAGAGTCGGGATGGATACAGCTTGACATCGCAAAGCATTTAAATTTACCCGTTTCAGTTGTTGGCCACGCAATAGCGAAATGGGAAGGTAAAAAGTACATAACAAGCCTATATTTTGGCTACAAAAACGAAGCATATGAAGAAGAAAATTATATTTATAAAGCCCCTACTTTTGACGAGCTTTCTGATGATGAACAAGCTATCTATCGGTCAATTGAGTATACAGCAAATCAAAGCAAAGAAGATTAAACACGCGGAGATTGTTCACGCACAATACAGGCTTGAAACAGGTAATGGCAAGAGTAGAGCATTTCGAGAGTACAACAATGCGTTTGGATTCATCTATAAGCGCAAATTAATGCGATTTAAGAGCGTTGAAGAGTGCGTAGAGTATTACAAGACTTGGCAGGCTAAAAGATACGTTACAGGGGATTATTTCGAGTTTCTTAAAAAAATAGGTTACGCAGAGGAAGAAGGATATATTGAACTATTAAAACAAATGTTATGAAAAAATACATTTATAAAGGTGTAATAATAACATACGCAGGATTTAAAACGGAAGATTACTATTGTTTTTATGGATACTTTGAAAACTCGTTTCTTTACCTAAAAGAATATCAAATTTTAAAATTAAAAGAAATATGAAAAAACTAATAATTGCAGCGGCATTGCTCATGGTAGGCTGCCAAAAAGAGGAAGTGAAAACGTGCGATTGCCTTCGCATAACGGACATTAAACATGATTCGTTGGTATTTTACGAGAATACCGTTTACACAGCAGAAATAACCATGATCAGCGATTGTACGTTTCTGCAAACAAAACGGATGTTTCATAGTGAAATAGAACCCTATAAACAAAACAAAGTCGGTGAATGCTGGCAACCTCCATTTTAAATCCAAGCCCAATCTTTAACGGTTGGGTTTTTTTGTGTGTAAACTTTTACACTTTTGGACACTTTACCATTGATTATCAGTGTACATGTGTAAAGTGTACAGTTTACACGAATAAAAATAAATAATGTAAATTAAAAAATAAATTATTGAAAATGTAAAAAGTGTAAAATTGGACACTTTACCATTGATTATCAATGTATATGTGTCCAAAAAGTGTCCAAAAACAGGTGTACAAATTGTACACGGTGTACAACTATTATTTGGAATTGTTCTAAATTACGATTATTTTAAAATAAATTGAATCTAATTAAAATAATATATATATATTTGCAGAGTGTTAGGTCGCAACCTCATATGAAACACTAAAGACATTTGCCCGTCAATTTGTAGAAACTGCGACCTCTACATTTTGACGGGCTTTTTAATTTATTAAATAATTTATTATGAAAAAAAAGATTTTAATTTTTAGCATTGCTTTGACAATGTTAAGCTGTTCAAAAGAACCATCAACGTGTGGTAGAATTGTAAGTGATAATGTACATGATTATTCTGTTACAATTAGAAATTCAAACACTAACAACTTGAAAACATTTTACCTTACAGAAGGTGATTGGATGAACGCACACCCCGGAGATAATTATTGTATCACTAACACAACACAATGGTAATTATGGAAAAGTTTAATGAAAGAAAAAGTAAGTTACAAAGACTTATGGTTGATATTGACGATTTAAAAGTTAATCCTATTGGAGAAGATTTTGGAGATGTTAAGTTGAAAGACGAGTTTGAAATTAACGATGAAATAAAAAAAGTAATTAAAATATATAAAAACGATTATTTAGATTTAGAATATATATTTATAACAACTATATGAAAAAGGAATACATAAAACAATGGGTTGAAAATGCCCTTACAAGAACTAAAAACGTTAATTCAAACGCACCGGGTTCTTATAGTTTAAAACATATTTGCGAAAGTTCAATCGGTGTTTATGTTTCTAATCAAGAGATTATCGATGTAATGACAGAGTTAGGATTTGAAAAAAGGAAATACGGTGTTAACTATGATTTTAATATCTCTAAAATAGTTGATAAGGTTGTGTTTAAAAACAAATTGTCAGAAACGTATAAAGACGATCTTAGAGTGTATCATAGAAGAAGTAAA